TAATTCAGGGCACCGGCCATGGTGCGATTGCCGTTGATCAGCTGGCCCTGGGCGGAGACCGATGCGACCATGAGGAGCGAGAGGAGGAACACGGAGACGCTGTACACACGGAGCGTCCTCAGGACAGTCATCGGGTTACGCACGGGCTGCTCCTTCTAGCGCTGCCAACCGGGCTTCCTGTTGTACTACCATGGTTTCTAAGATCTCTAGACGGCTCTGCATATCCTCCATCGTGCCCTGCATCGCCTCCTGCGTGGCATGCTGCGCCTTGATGGCATTGACCAGCGCAAATACCATGGCCCCACCGTCATAGGTGAGGATATCGGTTTCCTCGTCTCCTGGACGCAGGCGTCCCCGATAGGAGCCCACCATGTAATGCGCCAACGGTTGCAAGGCCTGCGCGACGAGTCCGACATACTCACTCCGGTCACTCGGCATCCCCCCTTGCCCGTTATACCGGAACCACACGGGCTCGAGTTGCAAGATCAGCTCCAGGCCATCGACATAGGGCCGGAGGATCGTCTTGAGCCGTGCATCGGAGGCGACGGTCCACAGCGTACTGCCTGGTTTGGCCGCGCTATCGGTCGCCAACTGGAGCTGAAAGGCGGGCGCAATATTGCCAATCCCGATCCGCATATGTTGGGTGTCGACCAGGACCGCGTTGACCGTGTTCGCAGGGTCTTGGAAGGCCACGAAGCCGCCCGCGCCAGCCACGAGATAGAGAATCCCGGCTGAGCTGAACATCCGCGTGGCGGTGCTGCCTATAATGCCACTATCCCGGATATCAAAATCCCCGCCCGAAATCGGCGTCGCGGCGCCGAGCACCAGGATGCCGCTCTGCGGTTGGCCAAACGTCACCTGCACGTCAAATGTCAGCGGGTGCACCGTCAGACTCTCCACCTGGATCGCGGCGGCGGGGGTGGCGGCGTTATAGGCCTGAAACAGCAACGCTTGCGTGCCGAGATGATGCGTCGTACCGGGAATACTCAGGCTCGTCACCCCGCTGAGAGCGGCGATATACTGCGGCCCTGGGGCCGCCAGGATGACATGCCCACTCTGCGGTTGACCAAAGGTGATTTGGACATCAAACGTGGTCGGGTGCACCGTCATCGTTTGCGGTTGCAGCGCCAAGGCCGGGGTCGCATCGTTAAAAATTTGATACAAGATACCCCGCGTATTGAGCGCATGGGTCGCCCCGGAAATATTCAGGACGGTCACATCGGTAAACGTGGTGACATACTGGGGCGAGGCCGCACTGAGGACGATGATGCCACTCTGTGGCCCACCGAATTGGGCTGTGATGGTATAGTTCGTTTGAGATATGGTTACCGCCACGAGGGCCGGATCCATGGCATGCGCCGGGACTTGCGCGTCATAGACCTGGTAGAGCACGGCAGGCGCCCCGAGCTGGCTCTGCGTGCCGGAGATGGTGACCGAGGGCACCTGACTGAACGGAAAGAAGGCCGGACTGGCCCCGCCCCCTGGCAGAAACTGTTGTAGGCGGGCGGCCAGACTGCCAAAGGTGCCTTGCGGATTCGCGCCTAGAGCCGTCTCAATGTTGATGATCGCCTGCACAAAGTCGTTGGCCATCTCGGCATCGAGGCGCGTATCGCCATCAGGAGACGCGGCCACGGCGTTCTGCCACGTCTGCCGCGTATCAATCGCGGCTGGATAGCTCGATGAATTACCACTGCCGAGCTGGCTCACAAAAAATACCTTCTTAAATTGCGGTCACGATAATCGGGTCTGCCCAATACCCGGCCATCAGTTGTAAGGTGATTCGCACCGACTTGGGCTCCCCTGGGGACATCTCCACGGTCGGCTGCTGCACTGTCAGAGGGTAGGCGTCCACCAGATTGGCCAGAAGCGTACACGGCACGAAGGGCTCCACGGTCACGGTACATTTCGCGCCGCCTTGCGCAGGGAATATTGGGTTGTCGGCCACGATGGTCAGCTGGGCCTTCGCCTGCACCGTCCCCGCCACGATTTCATAGTGCTGCATGTCCATCGCATTGATGGGCGTCTGCACCTTGTAATAGCCAAAGATCGGATCGTCTGGCACGATCTGCGCCTCCACGAGGGCGTCCGTGTTCGCTTCATAGATCCCGGCAATCTGCCCCGTACTCAACCAATACTGGGCAACTTGGGCCATCAACAGGGCTCCTCGTGGTCCTCACGCTGGTCTTCCATCCACTCATCGGCGATAAACGTGCTGAGCTTCTCCAGAAATGCGGGCGTGAAGAGGTCGGGCCACCAGTGCTCAAGCCGCTCCTGCACTTCCTCTGGCGTCCACGCCTCACAGCCGTCTTCGAGCACCACCAAGGCTTGCCGTATCGTGTCGCACAGGGCCTCTGCGAGCAGGACCTGTTGGCGTACGGTGCACGTCGGGCACCAGGTACCGCCGAGACGCGGCAGAGACGTGCGCACGAAGACGCCACAGCGCCCCTGGCAAAGAATCCATGCCGCCATTAACGCTGCCTCCGTAAACCGATCATGCGGACCTGGTTGAGAAATACGGTGTTTAAGGTGGTGCTCACAAAAGTGACGCGAAAGAATTTATTGGTCTGGGGACCTGGGGATGTGTAGACATGCATGAGCACAATCGTACTGTTGAGCGCTCCAGTCATAGCTTGCTGATGGATGATCGGGCCGGTGGCGGTATCTTCACGGAGGTTCACCAAAATACTATCGCTCGCGCTGTTGACCTGGCCGAGGCAGACAAACTCGATCCACACCTGATCATTCAAGGCGAGGACGGGAATGTTGACGTTACAGACTTCAATTTCTGTCAGCGCGGTCCCCACGACCGAGGCGCCCGCATTGAAATGAATCATCTCCGTCACGGCGTTGACGGCAATCCCAGGCGTCTGGGCGCCATCCACGAGGTTGTACATGAGATCGCCATTGACGTTCCAGATGCGCAGGCCATAGTCCTGCTCATTGACGGCCGCTGGCATGCGGCCCAAGACCACACGCGCCCTGGACGGGGACTGGGCATCAAACACGACCAGATTGTTACTGGGGCCATCCAGGAACATGTGTGCCAAGCTTCCTATGGCCACGGGCAAGGTCAAAGTTCCGGTGGTAATTTTGCTCGCGGTGAGACTGGCAATTTTGGCGTCTGAAATCTGCGCATCGCCAATTTTGGCGGTGGTAATGGCGGCATCAGCGATCTTCGCGGTGATGATCGCCGCGTCTTGGATATGCGCAAAGTTAATCAGGGCGTTCGCGATCTGCGCGGCCACGGTAATGACCGCCGTATCGGTGCGCAGGTGCCCCGCGGCAATGGTGCCTGCGACGATCTTCGTGGCCGTAATTGCGTTATCGCTCACCCCTGCCGGAGTGGCCCCGGTTTGAAAATCCCACATCGGGATCTGCGCCTCATTGAAGAGTTGCAGGCCATACTGGGTGGTGAAGTCGCCCAGCTTCCCGAGCCGCACCCGGAGGATGCCGTTGTCATCAAAAACGAGGATGTCATTGCCGACGCCTTGCAGAAAGATCCGGTTCGCCACGCCAATACTCACGGTGCTGTTGAGCGTGCCGGTCGTGATCTTATCGGCGGCGAGATTCACGATATGGGCGTTGGTAATCGCGGCATCCTGAATATCCAACCCGCCTGCCTGCACACTCGTGGCCGGGATGCCGGCCAGGTCGCCCGGCACAAACGGACTGGCATTGCTTGACGTGTCAATGGCCCGAAACCAGTAATACCACGTCTGGAGCGGCCCCATGCCGGTATGCGTGAAGGTGGCAGAGGCCGCGCCTGCGAAGCCCGCGGTGACCCGGTTATTCGTCTGGGAGGCCCAAATTTCGGTGTGGGAATAGTCCAGATCCCCTGGCGGCGTCCAGTAGAGCGCGACCGAGCGAATACTGCCAAACGCGACGAGGTTCGTCGGCACGCCCGGCGGCTGCGTGTCGAAGCCGGTCGTAATCGAGACTTCACCCGTAAAGGCACTGACGTTGTGGAACTTGTCATAGGCGAGCATGCGGGCAAAGACGGTCACACCCCCGCCGACGCTCTCCAGGCGCACATTGGTCCGACTCTTGTCCACCGTGAGCACGGTCGGCACACTGGAGGAGGCGACACGAAAATGCACCTCATAGGCGGCCAGGTCACTTTCGGCATTCGCGGCCCAATTGGCCTGCACCCACGTCAGAATCGTCCCATCCTGGCTGGTACTCGTCCCGGTCGTGAGGAAGAGGCCGGTGGGAATCGCTGGGGGGATGGTATCAAGGGCATCGGCGTCAATAGCGACGGGGATAAAGCTCACAATAGGCGTCGGCAGGCCGGCACCAAACGTATCAAAGGGGAGAATGTATACATAGTAGGTCAGCCCTGGAGTCAACCCATCGGGAAAGATCTTTTGCAGGCTAATCGACACATCCATAAACGCCTGCACGGGCGGGGTGCGCGTATCCAGGTACACGGCGTAGTGGTCAAAGTCGCGCGGCTCGACATACTGGCTCCAGTCGATCAGCGCCGCTTGAAAAAGCCCGGTGGCCTCGGGCTCAATGGCACTCATATCGGGTGGTGGATTGATCGCGGTGAGAGTTGCCGGATCCAGCGAGATACGCCCGGTGTTGGTACGCGCCCAGACAAAAAACTGCACCTGGCGTTGGGCGCCTAGATACCCCGCACGGATATGATCTTCGCCATTCTGCTGGAGCGTATACGTCCATTCCACTGTCTGATTGCGCAGACCTGCGGGCACGGAGGCGGTACGCAGGAGCGCCAGTTGTCCGGGCACCCAGGCCTGGACAATGTAGTCTTGGACAAAAAACGTTTCGCTGAACAGCCCGCTATCGGTGACGGGGTCCCATTCAAGATGAATGTCCGGTCCCTCAAAGAAGGGATTGCCCGGTAGGTTGCCACGAATGCGCAGGTTCAGGACGGTGCCCGGAAAATAGTCCGGGCTGGTCGGCCCGGCTACATGGATGAGGGCTTCGAGCGCCCCGGTATTGTTGGGCACGCCGCGCTGACTGACCGGAATCACCCGGTAGATATAAGTCGCCCCTTGCGCCACCGTGTAGTCGTCGAAATCCAACACGTGTCCACTCACTTGCGTGAGGGGCATGAAGTTCCCCGTGCCATCGAGCCCGGACTGTGGTTGTCCCATGTGGGCCACGCCGGCCGTGGCCACGCCGGCGCTGGTGCCATCGAGGACCGTGCGGCGCAGGATCTGGGCACCGCCATAGGGCGCCAGTCCGGACCCCAGCGGGGCGATATCCCACGAGACGTTGACCACGCGCATGCTTGCCCCACTCGCTTGCACCCGCGTCACTTCACGCAGGACGAGGATGGTCAGCGGTGGGGGTGGCCCGAGGGGATTAAAGAGGCCGGTGATCACCGGCAGCGGCACGGCGTCGGCTTCGTCATAGAGGGACGGATTATGGATCACGGCTTGCAGGGTGATCGTCGTGTTGCTCTTGCGTTTCATCTCCACGACCCGAAACACGCGTACCGCCGTATCGGTCGGCCCAACATCGACGCCAAAGGCCCAGAGGCTCACGCGCGGGGTAGGGGTCTGGGCCAGTGGGGAGGTGAGAGCCAGGGTCGTTGCTGGGCCATCCCCTGGATAAATGACATGCCGCAACTCCACGCTATCGTCGGCATGGCGGACATAGACCAGATAACTATGGGGGCCGCTGAACGTGACCGGCGTATCCAGCACAAGGACGCTGCTGGTGGAGCCGAGGCTGAGCCGTCCGGAGACGCCCCAGCCGGGGAGCGGATGCGAGAAGCGAAACAGGTCATGCGGCTGGAGCACGATAGCGTCCAGCGCACAGGTCAACTCCAGCGTCTGATTCTCATAGCGGCGCCGGTTCAGCTCAAACTGCATGGCCCGCATGATGCGCGACGGCTTCGTGACCCCACGCACTTCGATACTCGACTTGCGCACTTCAGGCGGCCAGTCATCAATCGTCGGCCAGGTGAGGACGTCCTGCTGAAACGCTTCATCCTCATTCGCAAAACGGCCCTCAATGACGTTAATGCGATCGACATCGCGCGTATAGGTTAGGCGTACATCGGTGCAATTGGCCCAGGAGAGGAGCTGCACGGGGGGATCATTGCGGGTGGGGCGGGCGGTCCACAGGCCTTCCGACTTAAAGAGGATGGTCCGCGAGCCGCCCATCATCTCAAGCAAGATCGCCTGGGCACGGGCATCACGGTCCAGGACATAGTTGAGGAGATGGCGGCGTTCGCCGTCCACGGTCTGGTTGTTGTAGACGCTCCACTGCCCAAAGGAGGCCAGGTCAATATCGCCATCGGGGATGCCGAGGCCATACCGGGTGTCTGTGAGGAAGTCCATGACACACCACGCAGGATCATCAGACCAGACCTCGGCGGCGTGGTCGAATGTCGCGACCCGGACCCGTTTACCCAGAATCTCCGTGGTAATGTTTGGCAAGGCGCCTTGCAAGGTATCCGTGGCCAGCGCCTGAATGCCCAAGAGCGCGGTATTGGGATAGCTCTGCGTGTTATGGAGGATTTCCGTCACCGATTCCAGGGACGGCACCCACTGATCCCGGCCCTCCACCTGGTTCTTGGCTGACACAAACTCGACGCGAATGTCATAGCGGGCGAGGGGCACCGTGCGCCGAATCCCCAGCCGCACGGGTGCGGTACGGCCGGCGACGATATCCCAGGGCAGCGGCCCAGCCCAGCTGCCACTCGGGGAGACGCGATACCAGTACTGCACGATGACGCGGTTATCTTCTTTGTCGCCTTTCGTGGTGAAATGATAGAGGCCTTGATTGAAGACGATATTGAGCGTGAAGGCTTCGACGGGGATCGTCGTCGTATACATGATCCCGGCCTGGGTAATCTCCCGCCCATCGCTAAAGGTATTGGCGTTCTCCCCAAAGTTCGCCATGGGATCTTGGACCGGATAGCCAAAGCGCCAGTCATAGCTGACGGTGGGGAAGTTGGCAATAGGCTGCCCGTTGATTTCAATAGTATTCACTAAGACTTCGCCAATGGGGCCTTCCCCGAGGGCCAGGAGCATGGTGAGCTGCGGCGGCGTGGCGAGGGCCGCAATTTGGCGCTGCGGCTGACCCACGTCGTCAATAGTCTGAGACTGGGTAATCGCCGCACTCAGGAGCTGGCCCCCGATGCGGTGGCGCCCATAAATGACCGGCACGGGCTGGCCTGGGCCAATAGCCGTGCGAATGCCCTCAAACGAAAAGGTCTGCTCATCCCGGGTGGCGATATGCGGCTTGCTGGGCGGAAAGAGCAGATAGGAAATGGCCGTCACCGCCATAGACAGGGCGAGGCCAATCGCCGCTTGCACGAGCAAGACCCCGAGCGGGGCGGCAATGCCCCAGGTCGGGAAGACGAATACCTCATCACCGGGCCGCAATACCAGATCGGCCTCCTCCTCCAGGACCACCACACGGCCATTCAGGATAATGCGTCCGGGCTGGACCCGTGGGGGAAGCGCCTCCTCGAGTCGCATAGGACAGGGGACGTCAAGGCGCCAGGTCCGCAAGGAGCCATCAGCGGCCCGCACGGGTGTGCAGACCAGCAGGACCGTCGCCGTGCCAACATGCAGCGGTGTCTCGGTTGTGTGTTCAGGCAATAGCGCTATCGCCATGTATCCACCATCTGCCGTACCCGCGCAATCTGGATCAAGGTATGAGACCACCTGTGCACGCGACCCAGAGCAACCCCCGTCGCTCCACCCATGGCATGGACAAAGGTAGTCTCATCTAACGCTAACCCCACATGATCACTCACCGGCAGGCCGGTATCGCGCGCCATGATCAGGACATCCCAGGGGCAGAGCAGCGTCTGCGGGTCGGCGGAATCGCCCAGGAACCACACTTCTCGAAAGGTCTGGGCAGCCAGGGAAGGATCGTTGGCGAGGTCCAGGCCTAACCCCTCACGCAGCAGGTGATACACCAGGCCCCAGCAATCGAACTGGGCATAGGGCGTGCCGATCAGCGGTTCCACCAGGCTCCGCAGGTCTGGAAGACGTGTGGCCAGCATTAGAAGTACCCCAAGAGCAATAGAAGAAGAATCACCACCAGGACGATTCCAATGCCACCGGATGGGTAATACCCCCACGTATGCGCGCCCCAGGTCGGCAGCATACCCACCAAAAGGACGACACAGATGATCAGGAGGACGGTACTGAGCATAAGTTAATGTTCCTGGATCGCCTGGTTAATATCATCGACATGCTCCCGTGGCCGCATGGCTCGGAGTTTCGCTAACATATCCTGCATCTCCCGACTGGGGAAGAGCAGGGAAAAGGACACCAGATGCCCGGTGTAAAAGCGATGATCATTAGCATCATGCAAGACAATTACCTGCGTACTCATGCCGGCGACACACCGGGAAAGCCCAAGCAAGAGAAGGATCAACATGCCATAGGTCACCCATCGCCACCCTCCGCGCATCACATCCTTAACGCCGGGGGATCCCGGTAAAACCTGAGCTTGTAGTATATCTTCTCCTAGGAACAACAGTACTTAGCGTGAGGCCCTCAGCTTCTAAGTCAAGCGATACGCCAAGAAAGTCCGTCTGCACTTGCGTCACGCTGAACACCTCGCCCGCCCCAAAAGGCGTCTCATTCGGCTGCATGGCATCGATCGTCCAGATCGTCACCTCCCAGTGCGGGTCAGGGCTGCTTGCCCAATAGTTCTCGAGCAGTGACTGGAGTTGCTGATCCACGTTCCCGATCGTGGCACGGAGGTGCACCAGCGCCGCCGTCGTCGCTTCCTCCAGGCTGTCAATATCGACACTAAACCGCCCAAAGTTCAACCCGTGAAAGACAATATCCTGGTCATAGTTCACCAGGCGAAACGGCACAGGGGCGCCTTGGATGTCCAGCTGAAAGGCCATTGTCCAGACATGGTCTGATTCAAGTTTGTTTTTTTCATAGACTAGAGCCGCACTGAGAATCCGTGCCATGCCTAAAAAATCTCCTCCACGACCACCGTAAAATTGAAGTACCCGGTGTTCGGTGACGAGGGACTGGCCGTCACCTGATCCGGCCCAAGGAGTTTGGTCGGTGCCTCAAACGTATCGCTCTGCATGCGCGCCACCGCGTACGGCATATAGGGAATCGCATAGCCGACCACCGTCCCGCCACCGACGGCCTGGCTCCCATTGAGCGTGACCTGAATGGTATTCGCATATGTGACCTTCCAGACGGTATTCAGCGCCGCAGGGCCTTGTACCAGCCCCAACCATTGACCGCTGACCATCGCATGCTGAAACTGCACGATGACCGGCGTACTATTGGCATAGATAAAGCAGGCATCCATGGCTGTGGGATGCACAAACTCAAAGGGCAACACCCCCAAGCGCTGCTGTTGCAGGAAGTCTCGGATGACGCGCGTATGCACCGTATCCTGGCCGAGGTACTCCAGGGTATAGCGGCGGCGGGGGCGGCTGTGCAGGGCTCTCCGCTGTTCATACCCAGAGTCGCTGACAAAGCGGAGGCTCTCGTCAATAATCGCCGGCGCTGAGACACTCGCTGGCCGAGGATCCAAGGGATAGGTGGCCATTGGGATCACCTCTGCAACGTGCGGATAGTTCTCATGATACTACTTGACTCGCCACTTCTAAGGTTGCGCATCACGGCATTCACGACGGCAGTTTCTCCACGGGCCATATCATCGGCTGCGCCACGTTCCGCACTGGCCTGATCGGGGTGGTTGTGCACGTGGACGGCGCCAAGCGCCTGGCCGCCTGCCGTAGGACCACCCCGAATACCGCGTGACATGACGGCCTGCATCTGTTGCCTTGTCAGGACGTATTCGGGGCTCGTACTAGGTGATTCGCCCAAAAGTGCCACGGTCGGTTTGTTCACGACGCCGCCAAATTGCATACGCCGTAACCCACTTCCCCCGAAGAGCAGCGGTGGGGGTTCCGTACTTTCCGCCGCGCCAAGCGTGCCCGCGGTATCGATCGGTGAGACGGTGGGAGCAAAGGCGCCCGTGATCAGCCCAAAGCCCAACCGCATGAGCGCCTTAAAGCCTTCTTGCGCGGCCAGTTGCGAAATCGAGAGCATGATGGACTGGGTCATCTGTCGGAAGGCCTGCGCCACGCTCTGGGTGCCCTGTGCGACACTCGACAATGCCGATGTCCAGGCACTCCCCACCCGCTCACCGAGTTGCTCAAAGAGGCCGGCATAGTAGTTGAGCCGTTCCTGCGCCTTAATGCGGTCAATGTAGTATTGGGCGGCCTGACGGCCTTCAGGGGAGTCCACATCCTGCACGCTGAGTTCGGCCCGTACCCCCGCCCGCTCGTTGCGCTGGGCCTGGAGTTGCAGGAGTTGGCGGCGCAAGGTACTAAGTTGCTCCCGCTCCGGGCGCATGCGCGTTTCAAACTCGTCGCGCTCTTGTGCCTCGGGAAGGAGGGCCGTGAGCTGATTGAGCCGGGCAAGGCGGGCATCGATCTCTGCTTTCCCGGCCTCCGTGGCCGTTTCCCGTGCAGCGACGAGCCGCTCGCGCATTTGATCAAATTGGCGTGCCATCTCGGCAAACGTCCGTCGCACCCGGGCGAGCGCGGCATCCATCGGCGTGAGGCCGGCATCGCCTATGCGTTCGGCCATGGCCTCGATCTGGTCGCCAAGCTGGCTCACCGCCCGCCGTTGTTGCTCATCGATGCGCGTATAGGCTGCGTCCATGAGACTGGGAAGTTTGTCGGCCAACAAGTTGAAATACGACTCAATCTGTTGCACGAGCGTCGGCGCAATCTGGAGCAGGGCCGGATTCTGCGCGACTTCTTGCAGGACACGCGTAAGGTTGCGCCGAATTTCGGCCCCTTGCGTCTGGACGGCTTCCGCCGCTTGCGCGGCCGCCGACTGCCCCCCAATCTGCAGAAATTGCTCCACGCGGCTCAGCTGCGCATTGATGCCGGGGAGGGCTTCTTGGGCCTGGATGTTCTCCAGTTCTACGCCCAGCGCCTTGAGGGTCTCGGTCAGTTCTTGGACGCGGCGCCGATAGAGGACGACCTGCTCCTCGCGCGTCCGCATGGCATTCTCACGGTTCTCTTGGAGTTGCTGCTGTGCCTGGGCGGCGGTGGCTTCACGGGCAAATTGTTCTGCAGCAGACCGCCCCTGCTCCTGGGCGAGGATGGCAGCCCTCCGCTGAATAATGAGCCGCTCTAGCTGCTCATTTTCGCGCTTGAGCAGTTCCAGCTCAGGATTCTTGATGGCTTCTTGCACGCGCAGGCGAAACGCCGCAACTTGCTCATTCGCCAGCGTGAGCTGCTTCTGTTGCTCAGGCGTCAGCCGCGCCATAGCATCCGGGAGCTGCGCCAAGATCCCCAGGACCTTGGCAAATTCCTCCTGTGCCCGTTGCCCTTGCTTGCTCAAGGATTCGTCAAGGATGCCGCCAATGTTCTGCCCTTGCGACATCAGGCGATCAAATTCTTGTTCGATCTTCGGCAGCTCTTGGAGCGTCCGCTGCACCTGCTTCATCAGATCGTCGAGGATGCGCTGATTGACCCGTCCCTGTCCCTGGGCCGACGTCAGGGCTGGGGCCATGGCATCCGCCAGGGTTTGCTCGCCTTGCACTTGCGAGAGGTTATAGGGCACGGGGCGATTGCCCGCGATAAATTGGACATAGGCTTCGGTCTGCCGCCGATTGGCCGCACTTTGCGCCGTGCGACCAATGACATTCTCAAACGAGGGCTCTTGGCCGGCGGCCTGGGTGGCTCGAATGGCGTTAATAATCGTGCCAATGCCCGCATTATAGGCAGCGAAGACTAGCCGGGTCCGGTCATTCAGGATGCCAAACGCCGCTTGAATCTGCTTGTCATAATCCTGAAGGACGCGCGTGCCGATGCGAATATTCGTGGCGGGATCTTGCAGAGCGCCTTGCGGAAACATCCCCAGGTTTTCATAGTCTCCCGCCGTGCTCGGCAAGACCTGCATCAGTCCCACGGCTTGACCACGGGGGGTCCGAGGACCAATGGCCCCAGGCCTGAAGTAAGACTCCGCCTGAATCTGGCGAGAGACCAGTGTGGGATCCGTACCCGTCGCTGCCGTATACTGGGCAATCAGGGCCTGGAAGGGATTTTGAATATACGTCCCGAGTGGGAACCGTGTCAGATCCCGACTCGCAGGTGCTCCGCTCGGCCCTGGCAAATCCATTGACTCCCTGAGGCGTCGTACCCATCCAGCGAGGGACTCAATGGCCGGTTGCGCCGCTTGCCCCAGCCCTTGCCCCAGCCCCGCCTTGAACTGATTCCACTCATTCGTGAGGCGATTAAGGGAGGCGGTAATGAGATCGATCTGTTCAGGAACACCGCTTTGCTCCTTCAGCTTCTGGACGCCTTCGCCGAAGGCCAGCATCATGGTCGTCGCTGGGACAAGTCCCGCTTCCACCATGCGGGTCAGGGCGGCAGTCGTAACCCCCAGTTGCTCGGCAATGATCCCTCGCGCCAGAGGGGACGCTTCTGACAATTGTTGATTGAGTTCCTCAGCGGTCCCTTTTCCTTTGGCCAGCATTTGCTCAAACGCGAGAAAGATGCGCCGGAGTTCCTCTTGTGTCGTGCCTAGGACTCGAGACGACCCCGCAATTTGCTCAAAGATGCGGTGAATGTTTTCGCCTTCCAGGGTGGTGCCCCGTGCCGCCGCTTCCAAGCCTCGAAAACTGCGCGCGGTCTGTTCAAAAGGTGTCCCAAGGCGTTGAGCCGTTGCAAAGAGTTGGGTCATCGTCCGGGCGGCTGACTCCGAACTGCCCTCTAAGGTCCGAAAGGCCAGCCGTAATTCTTGCATGCGCCCTGCGGCTTCCACGCTGCTCGTGGTGAAATCCCGCATGGCTCGGGCGATGCCTTGCAGTCCGGTGATGATGCCCAGTCCGGCAGCGACCTGCATCGCCTGATTCCAGCCACTCTGTGCCTGCGCCGCCGCCCGTTGTTCCTGGGCAATCTGTCGGGCCGCCTGCGCCTGCTCCTGGGCTTGTTGCCGGGCAGCCTGTGCGGCCTCCCGTGCGGCCTGGGCTTGCTGCCGGTTTGCCTCCCGGATGCGGTCTTGCTCCTGCCGATACTGGAGACTGGCCGCTTGGGCTGCGGCATACGCTTGCGTTTGTTCCCGAATGGCGAGGGCCATGGCTTGCATGGCGACGGTCGATTGGGCAGTCTGGGAGGCGCTGGTCTGCTGGCCTTGCTGGAACTGCTGCATGCTCTGCTGGAGCTGCTGGAGGCGCGTAACAATGTCTTGGAGCTGACGCTGAAAGTCGCCAGTATTAAAGCGGAGAGTCGCTTCTATATTTCCTAGACTTATATCCGCCACAACTTTACCCTTGCACATCTATACGCCATGACGTATACTGCATTACATCATAACGTATATTGCTCTTCACAAAGGATGCCTATGCCTAAAGTCACGCTCTATCTCGATGGCCCAGACTGGCAGGCGTTTCGGATGGCCTGCCTGGAGCGAAAAATCACTGCGAGTGAAGTGGTTCGCACCTTGATCCACACACAATTGGAAACTTGGCAGACCGAAGAACCCAAACAACCATCGGAGGACCACTCATGACCACCGCACTCCTGAAACTTGCGCTCCTCGTCCTACTCCTCACTGCCACGACCGGCTGTGCCGTTTTTGACGCCATCGCCGACGCGGGCATCGCCAACGATCGCTTCATGCGCATGCGCTACGCCACCACCTCGACGTGCACCACGACTGGTGATGCCTACCGGGGCTATACCACCACATGTACGAGTTACTAAGAAGGAGACCGCTATGCGACTGCTCAAACTTGTTGGCATCACTGTGATACTTTTTGTTGCCTTCGTGCTGTTCCTCTCGACGACTGGCCTTGCCCCCAAGACCTCGCCTGAGAAGCAACTCGTTATCGACCGGGATATGTGCATGTACAACGCCGGGATCCGTCGGGACACCCCCGCGTTGTACGAGGCAACGAAAGCACTCCGCTATGGTGGCTATGTCCATTGCATCATCTTTGATCTTGGCTATAACAAGGTTCCACCGTTACCCTAAGCTAGCCATCCAGGCCTGGCGCAACTTGACGCCGCCATGCCATGTATCGAGAAGACCCTGCGTGAAGGCATCCCCGGTATCCAGTGAAGGAGCCCTCTCATGGACACGCCTCATACGTACCTCAAACTCCTTGGTGTGGCCCTGACCATCGTCGCCCTCTGGGTCATCGTCGGGCATCCCACGCTCGATGGACCGCCCACGATGCCGCAATCCGTGCGCATCGCAGCGACCCTGTACCACATTGAGGCAACTACCCATCCCCATACGCTCGTCAACTTCCTGCGGGAGGAATGTGCGAACGCGGTCGGGCTTGATCTCAACTATGCCCCGCGTACAACAATTCCACTGGAGGCGTTTGACCGTTGCCTCGCAGAGGTGTATCGCCTCTGGGGCGGGACGCTCTACTAACGCTCTTACTAAAGGAGACCCCATGGACACCCCCCCCGAGGACCTGGACCCGCTGACCCTGCTGCAACACGCCCAACAGCTGCATGACGCCACGCGGCGGCGCCATAGTGAGATGCTGGACCGCCATGCAGAGAGTCTCGCCAGACATGAGGACGACATGCGTGCCCTGCGTGCCCTCCAGGAGCGCCAGCAACGCCTCATGGCAACGCTGGCCGACATGGACCGGCGGCAGCAAGACCTGCTCGACCGCCACCAGCGCCGCATGGATCGGCATTACGACCTCCTGGAACGCCATCACGAGCGCATGGATGATCTCCAGACCCTGCTCGCCCGACATGATGCACGGATGGATGCACATCAGGAACGCATGGATGCGCATCACGAGGAAATGCGCGAGCTACGCCAGATCCTCCAGGCGATCAAGGACCTCCTGAACCGGCGCAACGGCCCCTAACCATCCCTGCCGTGCTGCCCATTACTCCCTTGATAGACGTTATGTAATAATTTGATCTTGCCTACTAGATCCTCCATCGTCGGCTGCTCTCCAGGCGTGGCAGCCTCTGGAGGCCCTTCGGGGGGCTCGAAATTGTGCCCCAACCAACTAATCACCTCAGCAAATTCAAATGGTTGTGGCCGATTTTCGCTATCCCTGTTCACATTTGCCAAGAGCCAGGCGGTTAAGGCTGCTCGCCTATCTGCCCGCGCTTGTACCAATCTATACCGTACTGAGAGCAGGTCGAGTTCAAACAGCGTTAAGCCCCAGAACTCGTGGTCGCTGAGGCCAAGCTCAATGCGCCCGTAGCTCCAGAGGCGGGGCCACTCGATCCATTCGGAAAAGGGGCGTCGGGCGTCTCCTGGCGCGGTTCCGCGGGCGTGGTGGCCGCGTTCCAGGACGCGAGGACCTTTTCTATGAGGCCAGGGAGATCGCTCATGTCCATCAAATCTTGGACCCGTTCCAGCGTCAGGCCAGGATCTTCATGGCGTAGGCCTTGCCAAAGAAGCACGGACAAGTCATTGAGGCCCAACTCGCCGGAGCCCAGTACGGTAAAGAGGCTGACTTTTTTGCCCCAGAGCGCCGACAATTCCTTCTCGGCGCTGAAGATGGCGCGGTTGTCGAGGCGCAAGTGGCGAGGGCGGTCAAGGATAATCGGTACTTCAGGGGTCACACGTGGCATAGCAACATCTCTTTCTAGGGCGAACTTGTGACGGATCTTTACAACCTGTTACACCTAGGCCATATTGATTGGTCCATCTAGGGTGAGGTCCACATTGAGTTGCAAGGCGCCATTGACGGGCGCACCAGGAATACGATAATTAGATATAAACGCATTGAATGTCCAGGTCGGCGTGGCTGACGGAGGGTAGACAATGCTGAATGGCTCAGAGGTGCGGTTGAGAAGCGCAGTGCGTAAGCCGAGCTGGGCGGCGTTGGTGGGGACAAAGTTAAAGGTACAGCGAATGGTGCCACCGTCGAGTAAGGTTGGAATGCGGCTAGTCCATCCTGAACCATCGTGTGCGCTAGTATCAACTAGAGTATATTGGCCGCCGATGTCAGTCATATTGACCAACTCAGGCAAAGTGACAGTCCCGTGCTTCAACTGAATCCCATATGCTGCAATTGCTTGAGTTGGCATGAGTTACGCCTTCTGGTAGTGCTGAATATCCCTGGTGGCCCTGGCAAGCTCAAGAGATATTCTTGTTACTAAATGAACAATATGTTATACTTACCCTCATCGAGTGCGCCTGATCAGCGCCGCATAGCTCTTCATGCCTTCACATGGAGAGGCTCGGTGACCCGCTCCATGCCGTGAAGGAGGCAGCCTTGGATACCACACAAGAAAAGATCTGTTCGCCATATGGCATCGACAAACCGCTCAGTGCTTTGAGTCAGTCGCAACGCTGCGCCCCCGAAACCCTAGACACCCCGGCACAGGAAAGGCTCCTAACCATGACGCATACCCATCCCCTCACGACTCCTGGCGTCACCTGCTACGACTGTGGCGTCGAGGAAGGGCAGTTCCATGCGGACCTGTGTCAGGTGCCCAGCTGCCCCCATTGTGGCCATCAACGCCTGTCCTGTGGCTGTCCCTCGCGCCTGCGCAAGCGCGTGCGCTTCCTGGAGTGGCCGCAGATCTGTAGCCGCTGTGGCATCCTGTGGCCCGACTTCTTTCGCGTCCCCGACAAGGAATGGCAGCGCACCGTCCCCATGGGCCATCGCCAGGACATCCTGTGTAAGCCGTGCTTCCTGGCGCTGCGCACCATTCTGGGCTTGCCGCCCTGCCCGAACCTCGTGGACATCACGTTTGAGGAGGACGATGAGCCGTTTGAGGCACCGCCTGCCAATGATCCTGAGCCATTCGAGGCGTGTCCTGCCTGTGTAGAGGAGCATCGTGCCCACATGGACGCGGCCCTGGCCCTGGGGGATGTGCTGTTGGACGCCCTTGATACCTATACCGACGTGCATACCACAACGACCTATGCCCAGATTCTCGAAGCGCTCCGCTTCATGCGCTATACGCTCGAACGGGAGATAGAGGACGACCCCGCCGATGCGTAACTACCCCCGCAAGAGCCCTCACAGCGCGTCCCCGAGTCCCAATGGCCATCGCCCACGGCCTCCCGCCATCACCATCGTGGAACAGCATCACGCGACCGTCATGGCCCTGGGCGAAGCGCTCCTCGATGCGCTGGAGGCGTACACGGATGCGCATCCTGACACAGTCCTGACCTACAGCCACATCGTGGACGCCATGCACTATGTCCGCGCGGTGCTCAAGCGCGAAATCGAAGGAGGCCCACAGGCCTAAGCCACTGCCGATAGTAAAGCAGAATCTGTGAACTCAATGGTGATCTCACTCGTGAGCGCCCCTGCCACCGGTGCCTGCTCTCGCATGTTTGCGACGAAGCCCGTAAACGCCCACGTCATCTTGAAGGGATCAGGAAACACGAGCATCCAGTCCCGCCGGGCTTTCGTGAGCAAGAGATGGCCTAAACCCGTCGTGGCGTTATGCGTGGGATGCGTAGGCACAAAATTGATGGACATACGAATAGCGTTGCCACTGAGGAGCGTGGGAAGCCGTGAGGTCCATAACCCGGAGTCATGAGCTGACACATCGATCAGCGTGGCCGTGACCCCAGCGTCCTGCACATTAGTCATTTCAGCTATAGAAGCAAATGTCCCTACGCGGGTGAGCGTCCCGCCTCCGGTATACGCCCCCGTGCCGCCTGACTCGCGCAGGTAGATGCCGGTATTATCGATACGCTGGGCGATGAAGCGGCCATTAGCGCCGAGATTGCCACCGACCCCCGTGATGGTGACCACGCCCACATCGGCGATGCCATGCGGGGCAGCGAGGGCCATGGCAATGGGGGTCGTATTACTCGCATTGGTCACGGCGATGGGGGCGAGGGGAATACCATCACTCACGCGGAGGGCTATGCCATATGCTGCTAAAGCCTGTGTAGGCATAATTATGCCCTTTCATCATTACGCGAGGACGGCGCTGTGGCCTCGTCCTCTAACGCCTCGGGCGGAGGTGACGATGGCGTCTCCAGCGGTAAAGGGCTGGCACTGGCAGGCGCGTCGGCATCGCTCACCTCCACAGGCTCCTCCACCACGGGCGCTGACGGGTCGCTCGGTGGGGGCGTGAGGTCCACAGGCGTGGCAGCTGTGCCGGGCGGAAAGATCGCCTCGATGGGCTGATCCTCCGTTACCTCGGTGGTGCCGGCCTTGACCGTGGGTCCCTGGATCATCACCCCGTCATGCTCGGCGAGCATGTGTTGCGCGAAGGCTTGCTGCATGAAATGGCCATAGCCACACAAGAGGCACACGTAGCGGGCCAGGCCGGACCAGCTCTCAAGCTGGTAGGTAGGCTCCGGCTCGGCAGGCGTGGCCTCTGCCGTGGGCTCGCCAGGCGTCTCTGCTGAGACACCCTCAGACGGCTCTGCCCCTTCAGGGGCGTCAGGAGGCGTCTCTGGTGGGGCCTCTTCCTCGGGGACTGGGGAGGGTGCCTCGGTCTCCATAGCTGCCTTTCTGGCCAAAAAAAAAGAGCCGGCCCTCACAGCACGGATGGTGCTGTAAGTGACCGGCTCTTCGGACTACCGCCCCAGGGGGAGCTAGCGTCATCTAATACCGTTCAACGAATTTGTAGGCAGAGTATAGGTGATGTGGTCTACGAAGCCAAGGCAATTTTAACTAGGCATCTCGGCGGTAAGCGGAGGCATTTTTGGGCGTCGACGATACGTACGCCAGCGGTACTTCCGGCGCCAGTTCTGCCAGAGCTCCTCTGCATTCTTGCCGGTGGCGAAGCGCTCACACCGCGAACAGCCGACGCGCCAGGGTGGATCGGTGAACCCATTCCATAGCCACAGCTGGGTCTCCCCACAGATACAGGGCATCTGTTTGGTCGCCATAGCCTGTCCTCCTAGCGCCCCGCCGTGCTGGCAGGCGGTGTTGGCTCAGGGACACTGCTGCTACTGGGTGCCGGCAGCGGGGGCGGCGCGGGCGCTGGCCCCTTCACCGTTGCCAGTTCCTGCTTCTGTTGCTCGAAGGCCATCTGGAGCCGTCGCGCTTGCACGAACAGCTCGGCGTAGTCCTGGGTGCAGCGCTGGTGATCGAGCAGGGCGCGTTCCAGCTGCACACGGGTCTTGTCGAGTTGCAGGGGAAGATCGGCGTCGGTGGATTGCTGGGCAGCGCTGAGGCTGGGCAGCAGCGCAAGCAGCACGCCACTCCAGAACCATTGTCGTGTCATGACACCTCCTTCGCGGCCATGATATTGAAGATGACGTGCGGCCGGGCGAGTTCATCCGTATAGAGGGTATAGGGGGATTGCATGGCCCGCACCCACAGATACCAGACGCCACTGAGCGTGATATTGGCGAGCCCATCGAGCGCCACAAACGCGGCCATGGCCCGCTGCATACACTCCTCATCGTCATACGGGATGCCGCGCGTGTGGACCTGTACGACCGGCTGTTCATAGACCGCCTGCTGCTGGGTATGGACATGCGCGGGGGGCAAGCCGGGCACGGGGATCAGCGCCATCACCGCATCTGGCCCAGCACCCGTGGCCACATCCAAGGGCAACTTGCTCTTAAAGAGGGTCTGCCCGAGGATGCCGATGCCCATGGATTCGAGGTACACGCCCAATTCATCAAGGAGCATAGTATTACCCTCGACCCCACTCCCGCGTCACCGCGATACAGACTTCCCGTTGGATGATCCCATTTTGTACGGCAAAGCCCAACGTGACCTCTGCATGAATCCCTCGCCGCAACAACTCGGCATAATAGTGCTCTAAGAGCCGCTGAATCAGGCGACATTGCTCGACGTTCTGCTCCTTCTCCAGCAACACTTCCTGGCGTGCGTCGGCCAGCTCGGGGAGCGGACGACCATAGGCATCATGGCGCAGGCGCTGGGGCATGCCCTAGGCTCCTAGAGGTTGAGGTGCTCCCGAATCGACGCGGCTAAGCGTTCGGCCATGCCTGCTGTCGCAGCATAAAATGGCGCTGAGAGGAAGTGATCCTGTCCCACGGGATGGTTTAAACCAGTCCGTTCGTGCACATAGATGGCGTAGGGCGCCTGCCCGTTCCCACCATAACTCAGCTTCACCACAGCATCAGGCCCTGGCACGTTTTCTGTTTCCACACGGCCACTTGAACGAAGGAGCCCCGTATCCACAGGAACAAGCGGCTGACTCGCGGCCATGATGCGCAGCGCTTCCTCATAGATGGCCTGCGCAATCGCTGCACTAAAGGCGGCTGGGAGTTGTTGCAGTGCTTGCACGACCTGCTCCATACCGGTGACTTCCATGTGAGGGCTTGCCTTCTCCCTGGATCTCGTGTAGTGTTCACTTTATACAGACAATACACATCCGTTACAAAGGTGAACTGTATGGCGTTTCACCCCTCTGATATCTTTCTCCCTACTGAGTGGAGCATCTTTCAGGTCGCAAACGCCCATCAGTATCTCTGGCTTCTCAAAGCCTTGGGGATGAAACAGCAGGCCATCGCCACCTGCCTCCAGGCGACCAAGAGTAGTGTCTCGATGTGGGTTTCTGGGCATCGTCTCACCCCGGCCAAGTATCGAGACCGGCTGCAGGCCGCTATTCTCGACATACTCGTAACGACCCCACGCGATCTCCACCCCCTGCTGCAACGCTGGTGTACGGATGTTGAGGCCGACAAGACCGCCCAACTCGTGACGATACGCCGCACTGTTCACCATATCGAGACGCTCCTAACCAAGCCCCTCCATACCGACACCGACCAAACGTTCTTGGTAGCCCTCTCGACAACGCTCACCCGCCAAATCACGCTATGGGCTCAGAAGTCGAGAGCAAAATGATCGATCGCTCCCTGCACCGTACGTGGGCTTGCCAGCACCTGGATCGGCGTCGTGAGCCCGTTGGCTAACGTGATGCGGTCGCGCAGGTCCACGGCGATATCCCCATTCAGGTAGAGACGCGTCGTACTCACACGCTGGGTACCTGCTTGACTCATGATGAGGCGATTGGCATACTCCAGGCGCCCAGGTCGCGTGAAAGGCGCCCCATACGTGGGCTTGCCGTAGGCGTCCTGCCCGGCGTAGGGCTCCTGCGTAATCACGTCAGTCAGCCAGGCGCGCATGGGGGCGTTCATGCCTCTCTCTCCTACGCCGCCAGCGCCTGCACTTCGACCGCCCGCGCCATGCCCCCCCGTCGCGTCCCGCTATCCCACGCCCAGCGCCAGGCCATTTCGTGGATCTCCCACGTTTCGGCCGGGAACTGCATGGCCAGGTCGGCCGGTTGCAGCAGCCATGTCACCGTCGTGATGAGAGGCGGACCTTCATCCGTCACAATCGTCACATTATTCGCATTGAGCACGTTCTGCGTTTGGCGCCCGTTGAGGATCGTCCGCGTGCGCGTCGTGAGATCGAGCGCATAATAGGTGAGGGTCATCAGCGTCAGGCCGGCGACGTGGATACCTTCCTTCTTCTCATCGACCAACTGCCAGATGTACTCGCTCGTGGTGGCTTCCCAGGGCATGGGGAGGAGGAGATGCATATAATTGTCCTAGATTATTCTAGCCCAATATGCTATACTTATACTGTTCTGCTATAGTGTTTCTGCGCGGCTTGAGGGGCCTCATGAACCCCTGACAATCCTGTTTCCTGAGCAGGGCCGCGTACTCTCTCAGGGGCAACATACTCAGGAGGTTGCTGTGGGAAAGTTCCCTGGTCGTGTCGCTACAGATCCCATCATTCGTTTCGCACGCTATATCAACAAAACCGATACTTGCTGGCTCTGGACAGGCAAAATTGCCCGCAATGGCTATGGGCATTTTCATATTCCCCACAGAGGGCATCTTGGCGCACATCGATTTGCTTATGAGCTGCATTATGGGCCAATTCTTCCAGGCTTCCAAGTGTGCCATCGGTGCGATGTGAGAGCCTGTGTCCGTCCTGATCATCTCTTCCTCGGCAACAATTTCGATAATATGCAGGATGCGTCACGTAAAGGCCGTATGCCTATAGGAGAACGGAACACCCATGCCAAGCTTACCCCTGAACAAGTTCTAGAAATTCGTGCCCTTGAAGGCAAAGAACGTCCAACGCATATTGCAAAGCGTTATCATGTCACTATGCAAAATATCACTGCCATCTGGAAACGCAAAAGTTGGAAACATATCTAAGACTACCACGTCCACGCAAGCGGATATTGTACACCATTGGGGTCAATGTGCCTGCATGCTATGCTAGTATCAACTAGGATAGGCCATTTTCTCTTAGATATCCGCTTGAAACCAGCTTTTGCTAAATAATTACCTTCGATCAATCTAGCATAGAACGAAAAGTCCTCTGTGCCGCTATAAGTTCTACTAGTCCCCTGCTCGGGATCCACCCACAAGAATTGTGGCGTATCATACACGCGGTGCACCGGGTATTTCCCGTCTGCCAGATAGGGCGGCGCATCCTCCCACATTTTTTTCATGACTTTCATATTAATAAGGACACACCCCATACCTGTAACGCTACACCACACCTTCTCGCCGAGTTTCCATTTCCCGTAATAGGAAGCGCCACGTTCTCGGTAGATAAGTGGTTCAGATGGTGATGACCTAGTCCAATACAGCCCGCTAATAATCGGGATATCCCCTTGCCGCATGTACTCATTGAACTTGAGCCAGATATCAGGGGGAATAATCACATCATGGTCAATGAACACCAGCCACTCAAAGTCCTGCTGCACCGCCTGCT